TGATAGATACGTTTCCAATCTTCTACCCCAAAAATTGCTGTTTGTCTTGACGTTGTGGCCATAGTTATTCCAATGTTAAAGTATTTATGGAATTAATAAAGTGGGTAGTTAAACGTAAGTGGCCGTGCGTTGTTGTTGGTCGAAAAACAGACTCAACTGTTGTGCCTGTGTACTGGGTACTACTGCTAGTCCGAGCTGTATTAACATGCCATTTTCTTGAGGAAATACCTGGATCCCGCTGATATAAACTCTAGGATCTCCGGCACATACACGTTGTATTTCTGCATAGATCAGTTCTTGTGTTTCAGGAGTTTGATTTTCAAACAAATAGTTCCAAAGCACTGTGCCATATCCAGGACGGCCTACCAGTTCACCTTGCCGTATATTAAAGGCGTTGAGTAGGTCAATTTTGATCAAATCAAAATCCACTGCTGTGAATTTTTTGTTTTGATTTATAGTGTTAAATCCAATGAATGTAGGCATGATATATTTACTCTATTAAGCCAACTGGCCCAGTGACGATGTGACTTGCCCTGCCAGTGCCGATGCTTGCCCTTGTGCTTGAGCAATCAAATCTGTTCCTTGCTGTTGTAATGCCTTTAATTTATCTTGGGCAGCACTGATATCAAGTATAGCGGCCACTGTAGGCGAGCTGGGATCAGGGTAACCAAAACTAGGTGTAGGTATCTTGCTACTGCCAAATATTTTAGCTGTGGCCACATCCACAGTGGCACGATTTACGGTGTTGCTGAATCCAGCGGCTGGTTGGGTAGCCGCTACTAAACTGTCGCTGACACCGCCTAGAATTCCACTGGCACCGGAACCTAACAAATCAGTCAACTTGGATAGGCTACTAAAATTAGGCAGACCTGCAGTCAAGCTCCCTAGACTGGGCAAGCCTGTTGTTAAACTATTCAGACTAGGCAAGCCTGCGGTTAAACTATTCAGACTAGGTAGACCAGAGGTTAGCCCGCTTAGGCTAGGCAAGTTCACACCACCAAGATTACTCAAACTGGTCAACGGATTGGTGGCACTGGTGGCAAACTGTGAGGCTTTGCCTAGAGTGTCCATGGCAGTTCGCACACTAGGTAAGCCTGGAACAACTCCTTCGATTAATGTTCCTAGACTGGGTATCCCGGGCAACTTGGAAGTTAGTGCGCCAATTGATGGCAAACTTGATGTCAGTGAACTGATTGATGGTATGCTACTGGCCCACTGTGCTGTGAGTTCTGTGCCAAACTTACCAGCATTGCCAACCAATGCACCCACACCTTCATTTACAGTGCTTTGAATTTTGTTAACCACACCAGAAAGGTCTTGCAAGCTGGCACCCACACTGTTTACAGCACCTGATGCAAGAGATTGTAAATTGGTCACCGAGGATGTGGCCAATTTGCCCAAGGGCGAGTCCTTTAAGGCCGATGTTAACTTACTGACATCAGGCAACCCTGCAGTCAAACTACTAAGGCTAGGCAAGCCGGATGTCAAACTAGATACGTCAAACGACAATCCAGTGGACGCACTCAATTGTGATAATGATAATAACCCGCTTTGTGTAAACACCTGGCCTTTGAGCGCCGATAAGGATGCAGTAACAGGAGGAGATATCACACCCGCCGCAGCTAACCCGTCAAATCCATTTTTCATTAAATTGGTCATAGCACCGGCTTGCGCCGATGCACTGTTAAGAAAATCTTTAGCACTGTTGATGCCATTGAGCCCGGTGAATATTCCTGGTGCCGACAGTACATCAGTCAACGGTGCTGGGTCAAATATAAATTGTTGCCAAGTGCCAGGTTTTACATAACCAGCTTGTTCCAACTGTTGACAGCTCAATCCAAATTGTCCAACACCTTTTTCATTGGTCATTACATTGGCGGGTTGATCTACAGAGTTAGATATCTGTGCCATGATGCCTTGGACCTGCCCGGAGCTCAAAGACCCAATTGCCGGGCTGGTAAATCCAGACGAGTTGATTGTGGCAATGTTGGCCTGTGTTATAGGGTCGGTCAACGGTGTGTTGATCAATGATGGGATCCCGGCCACTTGTGGCAATCCATTGACAATGGCCAAAACTACAGTATCGTCAACACCGGCAGTGCCGCGATCCAATCGACTCAGTGCAAATTTTGCCGCGTTTGATGTGGCTGTGGTAATACTTTGCCCGGCAGTAAATCCAGCAAAGGTTCCAGCAGCAACTTGACCGTAAAAAATAATATCAGCCTGTGTCTGCGTGGTGCCAGCTGGTGCTTCCATAGTAAATGCGGCACCTGACGGAAGAGTATAGTTGAATTGACTCATTTTGTTTTGGTAATGGTTACCCCAGCAGGTACAGCAGGTGCAGCCGGAGGAGGACTAGCAATGCCGTCACTCAGTGTAGTGGCCGAAGGAACGCCCATGTTATGATACGGATATGGTTCGTGGGCAGGAGCACGGGTTACGATGCTTTCTGTGCCAGTTGGGTTGACTACCCATCCTGTGGTATTGTTAAAACTAGAACTGGGTTGAAGATACTTGGTCAGTCCAGCTGGTGTATCTACTTCAATGCGTTGGCCGCCATTGAGCTGTATTCGACTGCCGTTGAAACTCAATTCAGAACTGGTAGCCCAGCTGCCTAACTGACTGGTTATGGCCAACACACCTGGAGTTTTCAATCCAATACCTCCTTGACTGAACATGGTCAATTTGCCTTTGTTTGATATGCTCATGTCAGCATTACTTTGCATGGTTGTGCCTTTGGTGCTTTTCATATTGATCTTGCCGCCGGCGAACATGTTGATATCTTCGTCGGCATGTAAATTTAATGTGCCTTGTGTACGTATGTTTACACTGTTAGTAGTGTACACATCCAGTGTGCCTTCTTGTCCTAGTTCAATCCAGGCTTGACCATTGGCGTGACAAATGTACAAACAATTGCCATCGTCACTCATGGTAATCTGATGACCTTTGCTGGTGCGTATACGCACAAGATTATCTTTGCCTGTCAAGTCGCCATCGTCCATGACAAAAGTATGACCGCCACGACGAGCAATCACTGTGGCAGAGTTAGGAGCCGCTGCCTTTAAATCTTTGCCAGTAATTCCTGCTTCGCCTGTAGCGGTGGCTCCAATGCCACCAAGATAGATAGCACGACCCGGCGTACTGATGCCGTAGCAATTGCTAGGACTTTCTCGTTGACTGCTACTGCCAATACTGCCGCGCACTTGGTCGTTGATCAGACCTTGTTGAAACAGTATACCAGCTAGATAGCTGTGTACTGGTTTGGGTTGTTCAAAGAATTTAGGGTTTTGACTAATTTTAGTATCTGTTACGTTGATTTCTGTAACAGGCAATCGTTCTGATCCGGTGAAATAACTGGCCTGGGTAGCATTTTGTGTCACTGCTTGAGCTTTAGGAACGGATCCTATGGCTGGAATCATGTGACTGGCATACAGGGTAGGTATACATCCTACATAGTACGGCATTGCTTCGCCCTTGACCTGCAAGATTAAAACTTGGGTTCCTAGGTCAGGCGGAGTAAACCACATGCCATAACTCTGTGGATTGCCTTGTTCAAATGCTCCAGTTCCAGCATTGGCACCAGTAGGAGTAGTTCCATAAAATGGAGGACAATAAACTACTGTTTTCCAATTGCTTTGATCGTTGGGGTCCGTTGCACCGCGATTTTGTATGTAAACTTGTAGTCGTCCAGAACGACTTGGGTCTACGTTGTTTTTGACCACGCCAATATACGAACCTGGCGGCAACGGATCTTTGTAATTGCTTGGTACTTGTGAACCTGATGGTGTTGATTCTGCCATTATGCATCATCCTTTTGTATTTTTTGTGGCCCTACCGGAGTGGCACCACTGGCCACTGCCCTATCGTACCTTGCTTGATCTGTTGCATAAAAAGAAGCAACTCGGCCATTATTTAATTGGAGTTGGCCAATCAGTGGAGGTGCTTGGTAAGTGCCATCTGGGTTTTGCGTTGGGGTATATGTGGTAGGATTTACTTCTCTGGTGATTATATCAGCGTTTGCTGGTGGTGATATATCGCCGCTAGATGTTGGAGTTGCCGGCGGTGCGGCCGGTTGTGGTTCTGCTGGGTAGTATAAGTCACCATACTCATTTTTTCTAATATTAGATACCTGGCCAGTTTCATCTTGTATGGCGTAGCCGCGAGAACCATCATCTGGAATAGTGACCTCGGTGCCTGTATTGGCACCATTTTTTAAATCTTGGGCTTCGTTTTGTGCGGTGGCACGGTCTCTACTTCCGGCTGCAGTAGGCACACCACCAGCTGTGGCTGGTCTGCCGTTGGCACCAGTGGGCGTTGGTATCTTTTTCTCAATTATAAGTTTACCCACCAGTTCCTGTTCAAAGCGACCTTTACTAAAGATATTTTTAACTGTTACGGCTTGATATGTAAAGTATTCTTGTGGTTGTCCGTTACGAGTGTTGGAATTTACGTTGACTATGCCGGTATTAAAATCATAGTCAGAAGGAGCATTAAATGCCACACTGAACATCACAGCCCGAGACTCAAAATTTATACCGCCGTCGGCATTGAATGGACTAAAGTCAAATGTTTTAGCATTTACGCCCAGTCCTGCTTCTCCTTGTTGCATCCAGGCTGGGTCGCCTACTATACGCATTCTAACCGTGCTCAACGACGAAGGGTCATACAAAAAACTGGCGCCGTTGTTTGCAGGTTCATTGGCATAGTTCTTTGCACCTACCGCTTGGTCTCGACTGGTGGCCATGTAAACATAGCGATTTTGATCACGAAAATCTGTAGTAGTATTTTTTTGTTGATCTTGGCCAATTCCGGTAAACATCAGATGAAAAGCATTGTCGTATTTTTGTTCGTAACTTAAAATTTGTGTGTTGCCACCAGTAAACCAATATTGGTACGCTTTGTGAACGCCTTTGTACTTGCTGTCGGGAAAATATTGACTGATCATTTGTGCTACAGCATAGGGTGTGACAATAAAAGTCATGCGGAATGCATGATCTCTTATGATATTGTCAAATCCAAGTTGCGTAGCGGCCACACTGATCTTGAACCATTTCATATCCCCAGTACCGGCCTTGGCACTGACTTTTTCTGTTTGTAAACCGGTTACTGGATCTGTGGCTGTGGTAATTTCAACATTTTGTTGTTCGGTAATAAAACTACTGTTGCGCATGACACTGTCAATCACTTTGAGTATTTGTGTCCCTGCTTCGATAGGCCAAGTTTGTACATCACGGTTTACACTATTTTTAGCCGTGTCAAGTTTCTCAGCTGTGGCATTGCTTTGCATAGGTGCTGTGGTTGCGTCCTGGGCACCGGGGCGTTTGATTGTGGATGCGCCCATGTATGCTGGCGCAAATTCAATGGAGTATTGATCTGGAATTTCGCGTTTCTTTTGTTTGACTAAATCTCGTTGATGTTTGTTAAGCGCATCGCATAGGCCAGTGAAAATACTTTCTTTACCGGCCACTGGGGCTGCTGATGCTTTGGGCGGGCCTTGTGGCAGTTGCGGTGCATTTTTTACTTGTGTTGCTCCAGCCCTTACTCCTTGATTGGAAATGGATTGATTAAATGTCTGAGCAAATTGGCCGCTGGCCGCTGCTGCTTGATCTCGTGCGCTTCCATTTTCTGCTACGGCTTTTGCTTCTTCTGGGGTGAGTTGATATCCTCTTGCCATAGTTTACAATCCTCCTCCGCCAAAGGCCATACCTTGGTCATTGACTGCGTTAGGGTCTGTTCCAGCAGCAATGGCGGCCTGTTCCTTCATAGGCAAGTCCTTTACCAACACAGGAGGTCGTTTCGGTGGTGCTCGTTTTGGCGTTGGACGAGCACCAGGATCGGCGGTATTTGTTCCAGCGGAGGATGCCGCTGGATTGCCATTTAATAATTGGTCCACAGTTTGTCCGGTCATGTTGAACGAAAATGGCACAGTGCCACGGTCAGTGCTACCGGCATAAGAATACGGAATGGCCACGCCAGATATTTGGTATTCAATAGCTCGATTGGCTATTGAAAATTTAATATCCAATAAACGGAAAGGATAATATTTAACAATTACTGCTTTTTGTCCATACCCGCTGTCAGATCCTTTGGCCGGTGCTACTAAATTTCCGTTGCTGTCATAACCGTAAAATTCTATAATTAAACAATACTGGGCTTCTAGGTAGTTGGGTGTGCCGCTGGCACTTGCACTTGTGCTGAGTTGTTGAGAGTTTTTATAAACCAATGTCACTGCATTATAAAGACTTTGTATCAAGGTAATCCCGTTGGGTTCAGTGACTTTGAAACGTATCTTGTTGGCTGAGTTGGCTCCAGGGTTACCACCAAAAGGTATTACACTTTCAATTTCAAGATCGTCCATGTAATAATCTACTGGGAAAGCCGGACTACGTCCTTTTACAGGTGCGCCGGCACTTTGCATGAGCAATTGCCAGCCAGAGACATTGGCCACCTGGGTGGCAATTGCGTTATTGTATTGTGTTGGGCTCAACACATACCAGCTGATACTATAAGTGTAACTGGCATACTGATCTAGTTGATTAGGCTGGGTAGAAACAAATTGATCAAGTGACGCTGCCGATGTACTGACAGCAAGTTGTCTTGTTGGGCCAGTAGGAGTTGGACTGTCATCAGGATTGACACTGGTAACTGGGTTTGTGGTCTTACCGGCTCCAGTACCACTCCGGGTTGGTGCTTGCACAGGTGAGTCATTAGACGGCCCACCTTGATTCCCTAATGCATCAACATTCTGTGACGAAAATATACTATTATTTTCAGGTCCGGTTGGGGCAGCAAACCAACTTCTTAAAAATCCGCCAGCTGGTGTGGCCTGCGTTTGGCCAATGTCTCTGGCCGGCATAGTTCCAATTGGATTTCCATTAACATCGTATTCTATTTCTGTTATCCCGGCACCACTAAAAAAGTTTGGGTTTTTTTGACGATTGGCTGGCATGTTAGAATCCTAACACTGTTTTTAATGTTTCCAATTTAGGCAAGTAAATTGTGGCACCTGCTTCAAAATCCATAGGCGGTGTTGCTAAAGTATTAGGATTGCGTTGATAGAACACCCACCATAGACCAGAGTTGCCATACAAGTCGTGCGCCAACAGATCAGGTCTGTATTGAAATGTAGTGTTGATGGTAAACAAAATGTCGTCAGTACTTTTAGGTATAGGTCTGTTGACCATAACATCTAAAAAGAACTGGCTGTATCCTGTGGCAAAATATGGGCTGGTTGCGTCATAACTCATTACCAGAACCCTCCCTTGAGCAATTGACCGTTGGCAAATCCTTTGAGACTAAATTGTGTGCTGACTTGTTGACGGCTCTGTACTGGTAGCAAGGTAATTTGCACATCTAACTTGCTGGGCACGTAGGTAGGATTATTCAACAATGATTGCAATGGCGCCAGTGCAGGATTTTGTGCTCCTGCTGGCAAGAAGGCTGCGGCCAGTCTGGTCACTGTGGGCGACACAGCATTTAGTGTTGTAGAATACAAATTCTGTAAGGGTTGTAAATTTAATCCCAGGTTATTGGGTGAGCCAGAGCTGATGTAATCAACATCGTTTGGTAAAGTGTAACTGAATTGACTGACTAAGCAAGGATGGTTATTGTACTGATAGTCACCCAGGCCACTGAGGAATACCAACGGAGGAGGTGATCCACGTTGTGCATCTTGACCGTAAAACATTTTTGTCACACTACGGAAAAAATGTATCACTGCTAGTACATAGGCCGCATCTGCGGTGCTTTGGGCAGTGAATGTGGCAGTTACGGTAAGTGCATCAGTGTAACTGTTGTTGTAAAAATATCCACGATAGTTTGAGTGGGTCAGATCGTAATTGCTGTAGTTGGCCTTGTAGGCATTGGTAATCTGTGGAGTGTACGGAAACACTACTCCGTTGGTTGTTTTCAATGGCTGTAACAATCCGGCATCGGCGGCCTTGTACAAATAATTGGCGTTTGGCGCCAATCTCAACATTACACGCCAATCGGTATTGATTGGAGGCTGTGCTGACAGGTTGCTGGTTGTCTGTTGGGCTTGGGCTTGGCCCACCATGGCTTCAGTGCGGCTGGCGTCAGCTGATGCTTGTGTTGCAGGTTCTACAAACCCGTTGCCCACAAAAACTGGATTGTTTCCTTCATCTAACGAGTAGCCTGGCAGTAAAAATCCGTTGTCGTCGTAGGCTATTTGTCCGCTGGCCGGACCAGGTTGAACTGGATTTGCTTCGGTCTTGACATCACTTATAGGAACCGCAGGTTGTTCGCCGGCGCCAGCTTGTGGATCGGGTGGATTGCCAACGGGCGCTGCAGAACGATCAACTTGGTTAGCTGATATCGGTGGGTCGTTTTGTTCGCCGTAACCTGATGTGTTTTCTACTACTGGATCTGCCATGTTAGTTTCCTATCCTATATTTACCGAGAAAATAAACCACCCAGATAATGATTAAGAGGTTGACCTTTGTGGTTTTTGTGCTACAATAAATATACTAATAGGAGAATTTAGTGTCAATTACACCCACAAGGACCCCGTCAAAAACCAATTATCTCAACAACAGAGATATCTTAAAAGAAATACATCTCAGCAAAAATTCCTACTGTGCATACCTAGATCCCGTTAGAGATCATCAGTATGATATTATCCTGCCCAGCCTGGCCAAAATTAATCAGCGCACTGTGGCCGAAGCCAGACGCAATCGTGCAGATCGACTCAAGCGTGAAGGCACTATTGTTGAGCCAAAAAAGATTCCAAACACTGAGTTAGTGTTCCGTATTACCTGCTGGGAACACATACCAATGGCGCCTAAAAAAGTGTCAAAAGCACAGGCCAAAAAGAAAAAAATTGAAGATATTTTTGAGCTAGATCTAATAGAAGAAGAAGATCCCCTGGCCGAGTTGTTGGAAATTCCAGTCTTGGATGAAAAACATGTTAGATTAAATTTTCCTCCGTTTTATCATTATCGTCTAGACGACAACAAACAAACATTTCAAGTGGGCAAAAGCCATTGGATCGGCGACTTTGAAAACGGGTCTTTTTCCAAGGATCACGGACAGATGACTCGCAAGTTGGCTCACATGTTTATGAAACTGTGTGAGCGTTATGCTACTCGTAGTAACTGGAGAGGATACACCTACAATGAAGAAATGCGTGGTCAAGCCCTGCTACAACTCAGTCAAATTGGATTGCAATTTGATGAATCAAAATCGCAGAATCCTTTTGCGTATTATACTGCTGCTATCACTAACAGCTTTACTCGTATCTTGAATTTAGAAAAGAAAAATCAAAATATTCGTGACGACATGTTGGAGATGAACGGACTCAATCCTTCGTGGACTAGACAGAACGCTGGCAAGAAAGATCCAAACTTTGGCTCAGTAGTGGTTGTAACCTCAGGGGAAGACCTAGTATAATCTATAGATGACAAATCTATTTAAAAAAGCCGCGGTGTTTACCGACATTCACTTCGGCTTAAAATCAAACAGTTTGGTTCACTTGCGTGATTGCGAAGACTTTGTTGACTGGTTCATAGACACAGCCAAAAAGAACAACTGTACCACTGGATTCTTTTTGGGTGACTGGCATCACTCCAGAGCCGCTATCAACATGCAGACCTTGCATGTTAGTCTGCGCTGTTTGGAAAAGCTCAGCGCCGCGTTTGATCATTTTTACTTTATTCCAGGTAATCACGATCTCTACTATCGTGACAAACGTGATATCCACGGAGCAGAATGGGCCAGACACTTGCCCAACATCACCATTGTTAACGATTGGTTCAGTGAAGGTGACGTGGTTATTGCGCCGTGGCTTGTGGGCGATGATCACAAACGTCTACACAAATTATCTGGACAATACATGTTTGGACATTTTGAATTGCCGCATTTTAAAATGAATGCCATGGTAGAAATGCCAGACCACGGAGAAATCCAAGTCAGCAACTTTGCCGGCTTTGACAGTGTGTTCTCCGGGCACTTTCATTTACGGCAACAGAAAAAGAACATCAACTACATTGGCAATGCGTTTCCACACAACTTTGCCGACGCCGGAGATACTGCCAGAGGCATGATGATTTTAGATTGGGGCCAGGAACCAGAATATCATGCTTGGCCCAAACAGCCACTATATAAAGTACTTAAACTAAGCCAAGTGATTGATGGTGCTCCACGACTGTTGGCACCTAACATGCATGTTCGAGTAGAGCTGGACATTGATATCAGTTACGAAGAAGCTAACTTTATCAAAGAAACATTTATTAAAGACTACACTCTACGTGAAATGGCTTTGATTCCTGTTAAAAATACCGCAGTAGACTTGGACTTGGCGCCAGGTGAAATCAAGTTTGAAAGTGTAGATCAAATTGTCACAGATCAAATTACCAACATTGAATCTGAATTCTACGATCCTAAATTATTGTTAAAAATATATCAAAGTTTATAATGCACAATGTTATACCAGACCACAGCCCCGGATCAATCTATCCAGACTGGCTGCAAACTTTGGAAAAAAAATACAACATTGTAGATGTGTTTAACTTTGTTCGATATGATTATCAGTTGGACCAATTGAAACAACGATTGCTGGCTGTTAAAAAGCCTGCGTTCGATGCGCATGATCGCATTGTTGCTGTGCATTTTGATACAGATTATTATATTCAAGGGCGTGTGGGTGTAAATCTTACCAACTTGTTTACCATATGGCAAGAAGCAGACATTCCGTTTCACACCATGTTGCTGTATACCAACCACACAGGAATCCAAAAAGAAATCGATGTGCTGTGCCAGCATCGTCCTGCAATAGATCGCCCGACCATTGTTGAAACTGTTATCAATCAGCTGAGTTACCTTCCAGACACCTATGATGCAGAACCGGAATTAGATGTGGATCAGATTGAATATCACGGGCTGGCATTGATGGGTGCTCAACGCAGTCATAGGTATGCCTTGTACAATCATATAAAACAACACTGTGATCAAATAGCCATGGTAATCAAGGCTGCCACATGACGCTGATCAAATTAGACCCGTTTACTCGAGTAAACGACAGTTTTGTTCAGACTGATCGTGTTGATGCAACTCCAGTCTTGCAAGATGTGTCGCATCCACTGATAACCACCGGGCCTTCTGCTGGCGCAAATACTACACATTATTCTGCAGACTTTTATAAAAAAATTGCCTTGGATATTGTAACTGAAACTGTTTTTAACTATCCGTATCCTCGTATTTGTGAAAAAACTCTTAGGCCAATTAATTGTAAACGAATGTTTATCATTGTCGGTCCGGCGCACTCACTAAAGCTGTTGCAGTCCAGAGGGATTATGACCTTTGGAGATATTATCAATGAGTCGTACGACACCATTGAAAATCCCGAGGAAAGATTTTTGTCAGTGGTGGATGCAATTGATCAATTTTGTAAACTTGACCTAGACAAGATAAAAAACTATTACCGCAACAATCGTTGGAAATTTGATCACAACTGGCAAACAATGAAAAACTTGTTGCAGGTAGAACTACAAAAATTTGAACAGGAAAATAATAATGTATAGCGTATATCAACACTGGGATCCGTTAAAGGTCTGTTTGGTCGGGCGCACTTACCCGCCAGAGTTTTACAGTTGGATCAAGGACGCAGCCACACGAAAACGATTTGAAACCCTAGCTGAAGAAACTGAAGAGGACTATCAAGGTCTTATCAAGTTGCTGACTGAACGCTTTGGTGTTCGTGTGCTACGACCAGAGTTTCCAGACAATTTAGAAAGTTTATGTATTGATGGCAAGTGGGTGCAACCACCTACAGCGCCTAGAGATTATTTTATCACCATCCAAGACAAATTTTGGATTCCCACTGTGCCCAATGCCAGCCATGCTTGGTCTGTGTTTTACAGACAAAACAAACAGAGCTGGTGGCCTGACTATGTGCGTCCTGGAGACTTTTACAAAGACCTGCCGGAATACGAACTTGATATAAAAGAAAAGTTTGCTAGGTTCTGTGCAGTAGACCAAAAACATCTAGATGCCAAACTAAGTTTCTATACCCACGCATTTGACGAAATTCGTGCCAGTGGCACAGAAATTGTTGAAACAGAGTTGGATTTTATCAACGGTTGTTTTGTTAGTCGTATTGGCCAAGACTTGTACTTTGCCACACAAACCTATCACGACGACAAGCAGGGCATACTTAATCAGGTTAACCAACTGTTTCCCAACACACAAAATCATGTGGTCAATGCCGGTGGACACGGCGATGCTGTTTACTGCCCAGTTACGCCAGGATTGATTGTTAGCCTTAACGATGTGCCCACTTATGCAGATACATTTCCAGACTGGGAAGTTGTTTACTTGCCACCTAGCAACTACGAGCACATGAGAGAATTTGAAGTCAGCATGAAACGCAACAAGGGCCGTTGGTTTATGCCGGGCTTTGAGCAGGACAACAATCTTATACACATGGTTGATCATTATTTTGATGAATGGGTTGGGCAAGTCAGTGAAACAGTGTTTGATGTCAACATCCTTATTGTGGATCCCAAGAACATTGTAGTAAGCACACACAATGATCGAGTTGAAGCGGCTTGTGCTCGTCATGGAATCACAGTACATGTGGTGCCGTTCCGTCACAAATACTTTTGGGACTGTGGAATTCATTGTGTTACCAATGATCTTTCTAGGTCTGGCTCTGTGAAGAATTATTTCTCTTGATTTTATCCAAAAAATACTGTAAACTAACTGAACGATGATACAAATTAAAAATCTGACCGTAAAAAACTTTATGAGTGTTGGCAACAGTACTCAAGCGGTCGACTTTGATCGTAATGACTTAACTTTGGTCTTGGGTGAAAACTTAGACCTAGGTGGCGACGGCAGTAGGAACGGTACTGGTAAGACTACCATTATCAATGCCCTCAGCTATGCCTTGTACGGACAGGCCCTAAGCAACATACGCAAAGACAATTTGGTCAATAAGACCAACGGTAAGACCATGTTGGTCAGTTTAGATTTTGTTGTGGGCTCTCAAGAATATCGAATTGAACGAGGTCGTAAACCTAATATTTTGCGATTTTATGTCAACAACAAAGAACAAGAAATCACAGACGATGCTCAAGGTGACAGTCGAGAAACACAAGATGCAATTGAGCACACCTTGGGACTTAGCCACGATATGTTCAAACACATCCTGGCATTGAATACCTATACCGAACCGTTCTTAAGTTTAAAGGCCAACGATCAGCGCACTATTATTGAACAGTTGTTAGGCATTACCATGCTGAGCGAACGTGCTGACAAGATCAAAGAGTTAAACAAACAAACCAAAGATGCAATCACGCAAGAAGAGTTTCGTATTCGTGCTGTTCAAGAAGCCAACAAGCGTATTGAAGAACAGATTGAATCACTGAAGCGTAGACAAACATTATGGACGACTAAACATGGCGAAGATATTGCGGAACTCGAGAAAGCTCTTAAGGCGTTACAGAATATTGAGATTGAAAGTGAGATCCAGGCACACAAAGATCACAAGGAGTGGGACCAAAAACGCAAAGATATTAATGAACTATCAACTCAAATCTCTCGTGTCAAAATGGACATCAGTCGGGAAGAAAAGTTGGCGGCCAAATTATCAAAAGAAATCGAGACTCTTGAGAATCACGAATGTCATACATGTGGCCAGGCCTTCCACGACAGTAAGCACCAACAAGTTCTGGAAGCAAAGCAGGCGGATTTGGCAACGGCTCAACAGAGTGGCACAGAATACGGCACCCTCTTATCAGAGTTGGAGACTGCCCACACGTCCTTGGGCCAGCTAGGCAAGCCGCCTAAAATGTTCTACGACAAGGAAAGTGACGCTATTCAACACCAAGCCACTGTGTCCAATTTAGAACAACAGATTGCTACTAAGCGAACAGAAACAGATCCGTACGGTGAACAGATTGAAGAAATGACCGGGCAGGCCTTGCAGGAAGTGACCTATGACCCACTTAACGAGCTTACTCGCTTACAAGAACATCAAGATTTTTTGCTTAAATTGCTCACAAGCAAAGACTCGTTTATTCGTAAAAAGATTATTGAACAAAATCTCAGCTATCTGAATGCTCGCTTGACCCATTATTTGGATCGTGTGGGCTTGCCACACACTGTGGTGTTCCAAAACGACTTGACTGTTAGTATTGAAGAACTAGGACGCGATTTGGACTTTGACAACTTGAGCCGAGGCGAACGCAATCGTTTGATACTAAGTATGAGCTGGGCATTCAGAGATGTGTTTGAATCCTTGTATCAACCTATTAACTTGTTGTTTATAGACGAAATGATTGACAACGGTCTAGACACACAAGGTGTTGAAAGTAGTTTGGCATTGTTAAAACAAATGAGTCGTGAGCGTCGCAAGAGCATTTGGTTAGTGAGCCACCGAGACGAACTGTCTGGGCGTGTAGAAAATATTCTCAAAGTGGTCAAAGAAAACGGCTTTACAAGTTACAACACAGACGTGGACATGGCATAAACATGAAAAATATAGGATTTGAAAAAAGAATCATAACTATATGTCCATGTTATGGCTTTTTGAAAACACTGAAATTTCTACGTTGCCCGACGATTGCGTTGGGTTTGTATATCTAATTACAAACAAATTAACTGGCAGAAAATACATAGGTAAAAAATTAGCAAAATTTAGTAAAACCACATACAAAACAGTAAAACTTAAAAACGGCAACAAAAAGCGCAAACGAATACGAAGCAAAATTGACTCAGACTGGCAACTATACTACGGCTCAAGTCCGGAATTAAGCAAAGACATAGAAAAACTAGGACCAGGCAACTTCACTCGCGAAATATTGTACTACTGCAAGAGCAAGTCTGAATGTAGTTACATAGAAGCTCGCGAACAATTTTCAAGACGTGTATTAGAGTCAGATGACTACTACAACGGGCACATTCAGGTGCGTGTACACGGTAGTCATATTAAAAACAAAATTTAAGGATTACGAATTGATTGCAGTATTAACCGACCCGGCTGTAGGAGGGACCTTTTTGACATGGTCTCTGCATTACTTGGCCGGGCACGATGTTTATTTTTCAGCTAAAAATAATTCAACAGTTGAACTGCCGGGCAATCCATTGACCAAAATTAATTCGCATAATTTTATAGCCAATCAACCACTCACAATTGATGAGTTTACTCAGGTGTTTGATTGTCTGATCCATCAACCCACTGACACATTCCACACTGTGTACCTGCATAACTTTATACACAGCACAGAATCTGCAGATGCAGACCTGGAGCGGTCAATTGACTTGATTGCAGAACATGCTGAAAAAATTGTTGTCGTATCAAATTCTGAAAATTCAAACCTGTATCACGCAGCGTATGAATTGCGTAGCGGCACTGCTCACCTGTGGTCTACTAACAAAGTGGTCAATGATCCAGATGAAATTTTTAACGACTTTGTTGAACATTTTTTCAAACACTCCGCAGATAAATGGAATGCGCTGGAATTAACCGACCCGTGGGATCGTCGCGAGTTTATTGCTTTGAATTTTGACTTCAACAAAACACTACACATCAAACCCAATGTTGATCCCAACATCAGCTGTTACAACATTGATACTATGGAACTGTTCAATACTTTTGATCATGGCGTAAAAGATTTATTTGAATATCTTGAAATACCGATTGCAAACGAACGGTATTTGACATGGTGTGACATATACCACACCTGGCAAGAGCAACACCGCAACAGAATGCAGTTTGTATGGTACTTTGATACTATTATCAACGGCATTCTACACGGAGAAGATATTGATTTAACAAGATTTCAGTTGGATCTTGTGCAAGAGGCAGCAATACAAAATCATTTAATTTACAACTACAACTTCAATCTCAAAACTTGGCAACTAGAAAAATTCACCAACACCCAACAACTACACAATCTACTAGAATCAAACTTTCACGATTTATCTAAACAACTCGTAACGACTCTGTGATCCGCTAGGCGGATCCCCATTGAGGAACGGTGCAATACCCGGTCCAGAATCTTGGGTGTCAAAGGCAATTGCTAACTAAAGGCAACAAATGGTTTGGGCTCTGTGAAAAAGATACACCCCATGCTTATAGGACTTGGATTTATTATTGGGTTACTAGGGTTCCGTTGATATGTGAAGCTAGAGTAAGGGGTACCGGTCAACCGCCTCTGCGTAGAAATACAATCTCTTTATAATAAATGACAGCTACACTCAGATAATGTAGGAGTCAGTTCACCGTGCATACGGTGAATTGTGACCGCGTAATCTAGATAATGCTAAAGAAAAACAAAATAAAAAAAATTATGTCTGAGCTTTAGCGAAAGACATAGATTAGCGTAGCTAATCGTTTAATGCCACTTAGAACTTATCAGGCCAATCTCGAAACAATGCATGTTGAATGTCTCCACTGACAAATTGATTAAAACTTTTATGTTTCACTTCAAGTTCGCCTTCTAATGGAGCAACACGACGGAAAGCACTGTCCATCTGGCCCATGTCTTTGAACTCCATCAAGATCATCCATTCGGGCATGTCGGCAATGCTACGGAATCCCATTTTGCATCTAGTGATTCTGTAACTTTCCATTTTGCCTTCGCTGATCAAATGATCAAAGAAACTTTTCATTCCGTTGACCCATTCTAGATCAGTAATGTCGCCTTCTTTGTTTGCCCAAATTGTGTATAAGTCTGCCATTATTGTAATGCTCCTAAAATTTCAAAGCCGTCAAGGCCTTGCTTGTACAGGTGTGCTTGATCAAGATACAGATATTGAAATCCTCTCTGTCTATAGATAGCACACTCTGTTTTTAAACTTTCTACACCAAGTCTGGTACGTGGATTGTGATAAGTCCACGCAAACTGACTGGCTAGAACGTTTTTGCTGTCGTAGCGTTTCATCAAACTAAATGCCACTAGTTTTCCATCTTCTCTATAACCAATTACGTCTGTGTCCGGGTCAGTAAACTGACTGTCAAACAGGGGCATAACTGATGCAAAGTGTTTGTAAATGCAGTAGGTCCTATAGATGTCTTGCAACACAGGAATGTTGGGCTTGGTTATATATTCCCAATCCACAGTGGGTGTGTAGGTGGTCTTCTCTAGATTGATTCTGGCAAATTGATAAGTCATTGGCGCGGATCCTCGCGATGATTAAACAATACCTGCAGGTAATCTTCTGGCCATGTGTCGTAGAATCCTTTTTGTGCCATCAGTTTGGCTTTTTGATTCAAGTCGCTGAGACTTTGAACCAAGGCCAATGCGTAAGTGCCTTGATTCATTGTGACGCCATTTACAATTTCAGGATCACCAGGATGGTCCTCCAGGGCCAATAAATTATTGGGCAATAGAAATTCTCTGTTGGCCTTGGTCAAGGCCTGGTTAAACGTTTCGTAGCTGTATTGGGCAGGATCGTAAGCAACAATTACCACGCTTTTACCGCCTAGGCCTTTGCGACTGATCTGAACCAAATCGTGTATGGGTGCCAGTCCTAGTCTAACATCAAAGTCTCGATCCAGCCGGGCCTTTCTAGCATATGGACAAGGTGCCCAGCCACCCAAAGCTGGATGAGGCACTTCTACAAAGTCCTTGATCCAACATTCTATATCTTTGGTTACAGTTTTTAAATTTAACATTAAAAGAAAGGCAGTCCTGATTTTTTAGTTGTTTCTAAATTTTCTTTGATTAATTCGCTGATTAAAGTACGCTCGCTGACACTGAGTTGCAGGGCCTGATCGTAAGTGAGACCACCTCGCATGTACCACGACAGTTGTAACGCCTCTCGT